TGCCCCCACCTGATATTCCCATTGGCCTGGCATAACCTCAGCATTAATACCTGTTACGTGAATGTCAGCCTTCATACAAGCATCTAAATGCTCCTCAACAATCTCACGACCAACTGCCAACCCTGCTCCTGCTCCACAATAATACGGACCTTGCGGCAAGGGGTTTAGTTCATTATCAACAATCGACTCCAACAAACCAAGTGGCGTCTGTGACTTGTCCATAAATGTATACTCTTGTTCCAAGCCAAACCAAGGCAGTTGTTCTTGGTGCTTGTTATAAGTCTCAACAAGAGCGTGTCTCGTATTTGACTCGTGTGGTGTCATATCAACATTCAACACCTCGCAAAGAACAAGAATGTTATCTCCACCTCTCAACGGGTCACGAAAGTTTCTAACCGGCTTCAAGACACAATCAGAAGAACTACCCTCTGCTTGATTTGTACTTGAGCCATCGAACCCCCAAACAGGCGGTCTTATAGCCTGCGTCTTCGAAAGAATTCTCGTTTTACTTCTAACTTGTGCTGTGGGCTTTGTCCCATCAACCCATATATATTCTGCTTTAATCATATCAAAACTCACTTTCTACTCCTTTATAATTGTGAATGGCACATCGCCACGATATTTTGCAAACCACGAGGGGATCTTACTTTCAGGATATCTAACCCTCGGCTTGCTAGCATAAAATCTTCTGTAAGATTCAACAATGCTATCACTCTTAAAACTATCTGGCATTGCCATTCTTAGTGGTGTTGGCTCTACAGTAGGAAATCTATCTGCATCGTAAAGTGCAACTATCTTTTCAAGAACCTGCTTACATTTATGGTTCTTGTTAAAACGATCTTCATACTCTTCAATCATTGCTTCGCAATGCTTAACCAGATCAACAAAATTTGCAGCACTTTCTGCTGCCCATAGACAAGATGGGTGTTTGGGATTGAACGAACGATAGGGTGCTTTAACACCTTGCTCGTTCAATACAGTTGATAATATCTGACAACATTCTAGTATCATTTTTACTACACGGTAGTTGTCTTGCGACTTTGCCGACTTTACCCAATCAATCTCGTCTGAATTCTCTTTACTCTCGATCGCAAATATATTCACTTCTCCTCCATTTTAATAAGATAATCAATATACCATTGCGCTTTCTTTAAATCTTCAACTCCATTCTTGTGCTTGTATCGGGTAACATACTTAATGATGCTTCCAACACAGAACCCTTTGGCATAACCAAGACCTTCAATAGCATCAATAACTTCTAGATTGCCTTGGTTATAGTGGGCAGGGTGATCAACTGCTTCGGGTTCTTCTCCCTCAATCGGCCACTCTTCCCATTCTTTCCAGTCCTCTTCATCTTTGAAGACACCACCTAAACCGTGATCGTTATAAATGGTTCTCTTTGCCTGCCATTTACCAGTGCTCATCGTCCTGTGCTCCCCAGTGCTCCTGCACCTCTAGCAGATATAGTGATAGGATCTGTGCTGTAAAGTGTGCCTGCTTCGTTCTCTTTTGCTCTAAAAGCAACAACAGGGATCATAATCACTTGTGCGATTTTATCACCATCTTGAATGGTTCTCGCATCACTTCCAACATTATGAAGGTCAATAAACACTTCACCATCATATCCACTATCAATAATATGTGCTCCCACAATCAAAGACTTTTTTGCTCCCATCGAGGAGCGATTACATACTTGAAGCATATAGCCGTGTGGAATACCAAATCGTAGTCCGGTTGGAACCATAACATTACAGCCAGGCAAAATCGTAATCTCCTTTGAAAATCCAGCATCGCCATCAACTTTCAAATAAGCATACACATCTAAACCAGCATCGCTGGGGTTTGACCTTGTTGGGGCAGTCACGCCACTGTGTTGTCTCGTATATTCAATAATCATAGGTTTAACTCCAATTGTTTATCACTAATCTTAAAGTGTCTGTTGTGTTTCTCTAGAAACTCAGTAGTCATCTGAACCCACTTGTCTAGTGGGATCTTTACCATCAAGTGCGAACTACTAATCTCAAAATCTTTTGGCTCATCAATCTCTAGATAGATGTGCTCGCCATCATCCATAGTGGTATAAACTACATAACCACCATCAGAACTCATTACTGCCTTGTTGCTCATTTCATCTCCTTCATATCCATCGCATACAGGGTATAAGTTACAGCCACAGTTGTGGCACTCACTAGGTCCTTCCAAGTTCACCATTTATTTGCCTCTCCGTAAAATCTTTAATAATTTCTTGTGCCTTATCCCAGCACTCTGGGCAATACAGATTTGCTTTGCCCTCTTTCTCTCTAACCGCCACATGCCAAGTGGTAACGTGCTCTTTATTCTTCTTATCAAATTCTTTATCACAAGTCAAGCACTTGTCTGCTAAGTTGCCGAACATAGTAAGAACCTGTTTCATTTCTTTCTTATTCTCTTTCTGCGCTCTGCGCTTCATCTTTCTTTCTAAACTACCCATTTAACAACCTCATATTTTTAGAGATATTCTTCAAAGAAAATCCCCAAGTGTCGCTGTATTCTACCTTTGCCATATACGGTCGGTTTAGATACACCACGTCACTCGCTTCATTATAGCCCCAGCACTTGATCTTGGTAAGAGTTGAAGTCGTGTCAATAACATTTAGAATGAGATATGAACGACCCTTGGCAGTTTTCTTTACAACAAGTTCTCTTGGTATAAACCAGACGAACCCTGAATCTGCCTTGCTCCACGCACCGAGCGGTCGGATCCGTTTTCGTTTAAGTCTGGAAAGTAATTGTCCGTCAATAACCATATCATAAGGATAAATGCCAGTAAGGGTACTAACATAATCAACAATTTCAGCAGTGGAAAAATCTCCTTCATCTCTATATTCCTCTATATTACTCTCAAACTTTTTCTTAGTTTTCGGTCTATCAACTATACAAGCAGACCAGAAATGCTTACGACCGGTAAAGCGATCATCGACCAACTTATCCATAGCACCGGATCTACATAATACATCCAGGGCTTTCTTGTTAAGTTTTGCATACCTGATATTGTCATTAAAGATTAACTCCTCGATAGTCTTGAATGGACGGTTATTAACTAGTTGCTCAATCGCCTTATCGCCCATCCCTTTTATAGAAGATAAAGGTTGGATCAAAGTGTTGTCATCCACGACCTCCCAACTATAAGAAGAAACATTAATATCTACTGGCTCTATCTCAAATCCATAGTTCTTTACAAGGGCAATCGCCTTCTCTTTTCTGTCCTCTGGTTCTTTGTCAAGGAATGCTGCTGCCCACTCAACAGGATGGTAGTTAAACAGCCAGGCACACTGATAAGACAGGATAGAATATGATATTGCGTGTGATTTATTGAAGCCATATCCAGAGAAATATTCAAACTTTTCCCACAAATCAACGGCATTTTCCTTGGAAATACCCTTCTCTTCGCAACCTTTGACAAACTTTTCACGGATGGCCAGTTTCTTGTCGGCACCTTTGTCAGAGCCCTTCTTGGTAAGAAGTTTTCTTAACAGTTGAGCATCATCTTCTGGTATGTCCTTGCCAAGTTTGTTTGCCAACATAGCAATCTGCTCTTGGAAGATAAGAAAGCCATAGGTTTCCTCTGTTACTTCTTTGTGAACTTCGTGTAGATATTGGACACTCTCTGGATTATCCTTCGCTTTGATAAAATCTTTATCAACCTTCGCAGACAAAGGCCCCGGTCTATAAATTGATGTAATAGCAGAGATGTCAATAATGTTTTTCGGCTTCGCCTTCATACAAAACTTCTGTGCTCCTTCATTTGTGAACTGAAATGTTCCCAAGAATTTTCCATTGTGGAATACATTCTCATAAACATTCTGGTCCTCCAAGTCCATTACATCGGGATGTAGGTGCGTGTCGTAGAACTCCTTCACATCTTTAAACTCGTGGCCTTTGCCTGCCCTCTTCAGTATTCTTTCAATACATTTCTCAATCATTGCCAAGGAAGAAATGCCAAGAATATCAAACTTGATGAAACCCATAGGTTCTAGGTGGCGAACATTCTGTCCCTCAGACCAAGGTGTTTGTGTCACACCCTTGCAAGAAATCAAGGGCATATACTTATCCAAGTCCTCACCGATAACAACACCACCTGCGTGCCTTCCTGTTGATCTCACTTGGCCGATTAGATTTTTAATCCTCTCGCCTACTTGTGGATGCTTCTTCAAGAAATCTTGAAGTGATGTTGAGAAGTCAAGCAAGTCCTGCCAATCGCATTTATACATTCCTGCTTTCATCCCAACCCGCTTCTTTGCCTGCGGCATTGCTTCCTTCTCCATCTTGGAGGAAACCTTGTTTACCTCCGTGAATGGAATATCATAGAACTTTGCGATGTCTTTTAACAGAGAAGCAGGTTGAAGTTTGTTATAGTTGGAGATTGGAACAACAGTTGTCTTTCCCCAATCCTCAACCAATTTATCCACAAGACGA